GTCTCAGGCGGGGCAATACCGCAGAACGTGATCGAGACCTGCCGCCTGCCTTCCGGCTGGTATGTTCGCACGCGCACGATCCTTAAAGGTGACGCGCCAAGCGCAACGCTGACCATCGAATAATGGACGTATTGCGGCCAGTATTGGGCAACGTGCTTGGCGACGTTATCGGAGCAGAACCGGAGACGGGCCTTTCCTATGACAAGACCTTCCGCGCCCTCGCAAACCCCATCCGCAAGAGAGTGGAGAGAAACCGTTGACAAATGGTGGGCTCAGAGATTGAACATGCCAACGCTGACTCCTAGATGGGTTTTGCAGTATTGGGGTACTGATGTTGCGAGAAAAACCTTTCACAATGATATATGGATTGCTAGCCTAGAGCGCAAACTGCATGCAACACACAAAGATATCGTTATTAGCGACTGCCGTTTCCCCAATGAAATCACCAGCATCAAAAACAATGGCGGTAAAGTGATTTGGGTCCAGCGCGGGGATTTGCCCAGCTGGTATGACATTGCACTGGATGCCAGCAACGGTATGCAAGAAGCACAAGAAGAAATGAAATACCTAAAAGTTCATCCTTCAGAATGGGCCTGGGTAAACACAGAGTTTGATGCTGTGATTCATAACAATGATTCACTGGACATCCTTGAAACCAGGGTAGACGAGCTACTAAAAGTCAGCGATTAAATCGCCTTGCTTCCAGGTGGTAGTTTGGTGTGCTAGCTCTATCCTACAATTCGCACACACCGTTTTGAGATTGTTTCTACGGCAGTTATCCAGATTGCCGTCTATGTGAAACACACGGAATACATCGCTGTGCCTAGATTTGAATCCGCACTTATCACATTGATCGGACATTCTGTATCCAGCACGATACCATCTAGGTACTCCGTGATTGACACCGTGTTTGAGACAGGCTTCACATAGGCTTCTGTAAAAGGTCTTGCCTTGCTTTTTGTAGTTTACGGCGCAAGGTCTAACACCGCATTTGCATAGTGGTCTCATATGCGTATTTAACTCACCGCACCTTTTTCGCCCCTTTTAAGCCTTTGTATAACGGGCATTTTTTGTTCACAGTCATAAATACTACTACAAAAACACTATTACCAGGAGAAATGGGAATGGCATTACAATCACCAGGCGTAGAAGTTACGGTAATCGACGAAAGTTTTTATACCCCGGCAGCACCGGGAACGGTTCCGTTGATCGTAGTTGCTACAGCAGAGAACAAAACAAATGCGTCGAGCACGGGCATCGCGCAAGGTACATTGGCCAGTAATGTAGCCAATGCATACAGAGTAACCAGCCAAAAAGAACTAGTAGATCTTTTTGGAGTTCCGTTTTTTGAGAAAACAGCGGCAGGCAATAATCCTATCCACGGATCAGAAAGAAACGAATACGGTTTGCTTTCTGCTTACAGCTTGCTTGGCGTATCAAACTCAGTATTCATCGTAAGAGCAGATGTAAATCTTGCGGAACTAGACGGACAAACTTCAGCTCCGGGAGCAGAGCCAACAGATGGACAATGGTGGGTAGACACCGATGCTACTGCTTACGGTATCCAAGAGTGGAACGGAGCGCCTATCACATCAACAGGCGGACAGCGTTTTACCAACAAAGTTCCGCTTATTTTAACTGACGACGATAACACCCGTATTGAAGCACAACAGATTACAGGCCACGGACGCAGACCAAGAGGCGGTGTAGGCCAAATAGGTGATTATGCTATTGTGTTTGAAACCACAGGCACTGGCACTGACTTTGAATCAGCAAAAGAAACAGCAAGACTTTACTATAAATCTCCAGGTAACATGCAGGTTGGTGTCAGCGCAGGCGAGTGGGTGCTGGTAGGCACAAGCGAATGGCGTGCTAGCTGGCCAACTGTCCGCGGTGCTGAAGCAATCATCACAACGCTAACCGCAGGAAGCATCGTAATCAACGGGTCAACCATTAACATCACAGGAACAGAAAGCCTTGATGATTTGGTTACACTTATTAATGATGCTAGCATTCCGGGCGTTTCAGCTAAAAATATCAGCAGTACGCTTGCACTGTATTCAGCAGGATCAGAGAGTCAATCACCCACAAATGCGATTACAATAGCAGGTCCAGAAGCAAACCTAGATGAACTGGGCTTTGCGGCAGGTACTTATTTTGGTGTTGAGCTAGCACAACAGCCACACACCAGCGTGCCAGAATGGAAAACCAACGACACAGAGTCTAGACCAACAGGTTCTGTTTGGATTAAGACTACTGAACCAGGTTCAGGTGCACGTTGGAGAATAAAAGAATACAACGGCGATACATCTGCATTTACTGAATATCCCGCATTCCTTTACGGAACCACGCATGCGGCATTGTTTGGCTTAGATAGATCCGGCGGCGGAACAAATCTGCCCGTTGATACTTTGTTTGTACAGACAAATGCCAACGAAGATGCAGGATATGACAGCACTCCAGAAACCGTAACTTTTCGTATCTGGAGAAGAGCTACTACAGGACCTACTGTAATAACATCAGCGGTGATTGATGGATCTTCTTTTCCAGCAGGAGAACATACATTTACAATACAAGAATCAACACCAGGTTCCGCGTCACTAAGCGCAAGCGTTGATATTAACTTTACGGCAACAGGAGCTGAATCTGATGTATTTGCACTTGCACAGGCGATCAACGCGGTTGGCTTGACCAATGTGGTTGCATCAGTTACAGATGCAAATCAACTAACTTTAACGCATTCAACAGGTGGTGATTTTAGGTTGACGGAAACTTCAGACGATGTTTTAACAATCTTTACTCCTTACAATCTTGGTACAAATACTGGCACAGCTAACTTCTATACACTGCCTTCAGGAGCAGGAGATTCATCTTCAATAAATGTATTCCTTGCAAGTAACTGGAAGCCATTGGCAACAGAAAATTTTGCAGCTTCAAATCGTCCGCCTGTAAACAAGCCCGAGGAAGGACAGCTTTGGTATTACCCAGAAATAGACGAAGTTGACATTATGGTGCATGATGGTACAACTTGGGTAGGATACAAAAATCAGTTTGCTGACTCTGATCCAGCAGGCCCGCAGGTTAGGGCCACTGAGCCAGAAACACAAAGTGACGGAACACCTTTGGTAGATGGCGATTTATGGATTTCAACTATCGATGTTGAAAACTTTCCCACAATTTATAGATTTACTTTCAAGTGACTTCCTAGATCCAGATGCGCCCGATCCTGCCCTGTATCCTAGAGGTATGCTTCTTTACAACCTAAGAAGAAGTGGCGGGAACGTCAAACGTTATGAAGTTGATTATATAGATAGGACAGAAGACAATCCAAGATTCAATGACCAAGGAATGGTATTATATTCTCCAGATCGCTGGGTGACTGCCTCTCCAAACAACGAAGACGGAAGTGGTACATTTTTGAGAAAAGCACAGCGCGGAGTAGTTGTTCAAGCAATGAAATCTGCGATTGACACAAACCAGCAGATTAGAGATACTGAACGTCGTAACTTTAATATTATTGCAGCGCCAGGATATCCTGAAGCGATGCAAAACTTGGTTGCACTAAATATAGACAGAGGCTTAACAGCATTTGTGGTAGGTGATACTCCACTAAGATTGCCAGCAGATGCAACTTCACTTAATCGTTGGGGTACTAACGAGCTAATGGTGGTAGATAACAACGATGATGGTATTGTTACATATGACGAGTACTTAGGAGTATTTTATCCAAATGGATTCACAACAGATTTAGGCGGCGCAAACGCAGTTGTTCCAGCTTCGCACATGATGCTTAGAACGATTGCATTAAGTGATAATGTTGCATTTCCATGGTTTGCTCCAGCAGGAACAAGACGTGGTGGAATCACGAATGCTACTTCTGTAGGATTTATTGATTCAGACTCCGGGGAGTTCCAAACCGTTGCGCTTAACGAAGGACAGCGAGATACATTGTACAATCTCAAAGTCAATCCTATCACATTCTTTAATGGAGTAGGACTTGTAAACTACGGTCAGAAGACCAGAGCTAGAAACGCAAGTGCTCTTGATAGAATAAATGTTGCACGTTTAGTTGTATTCCTAAGAACACAGCTAGAGAGATTGGCAAGACCTTATGTATTCGAGCCAAACGATAAAATCACACGAGACGAGATCAAACAGGCGGTTGAAAGCTTGCTACTTGAACTGGTAGGACTGCGTGCAATCTTTGATTTCGCTGTAGTTTGTGATGAAACTAATAACACACCAGCCAGAATAGATCGCAATGAACTGTATGTAGACATTGCTATTGAACCAGTCAAGGCAATTGAGTTCATCTATATTCCACTGCGTGTACAGAACACAGGAGAGATTTAATCATGCCTATTACTTCACTTAACAACTTCGGAGTACCAACAGACGGCGGCAATCAAGTTTTGCTTATGCCAAAACTACGCCATCGTTTTAGGGTTACGCTACTGGGTTTCGGTGCTGAAGCAGCTACAGAGCTGACAAAGCAGGTAGCTGATGTTACAAGGCCAACTGTGAACTTTGAAGAGATGGAACTTGCTGTATATAACTCAAGAGTTTATCTTGCAGGTAGACAGCAACTTGAAACTATTCAGCTAACGCTTCGTGATGACGCAAGTGGATTTGTTCAAAGACTGGTAGGTCAACAGATTCAGAAGCAGTTCGACTTTGTAGAACAAGCATCAGCTAGATCCGGTGTAGACTATAAGTTTACTACTAGAATCGAAATACTAGATGGGGGCAACGGCCAGTTTGATCCAAACATTCTAGAGACATTTAACATGTATGGATGCTTTGTTCAAAATGCAAACTACAACGAGCTTGCATATGATTCAAATGAAGCGGCTACAGTAACACTTACTATTAGATTCGATAACCTTGAGCAGTATGCTGCAGGAGCATCGGAAGTAAGCACGGTAGGTGGTATTGGTGCAAGCGTAGGTCGAGCACTATCAGAACTAGGACAGGCAACTACCGGCGCGAACGGAGGCTAACTGTCCTTTATTAAAAAACCCTGGTAAAAACCAGGGTTTTTTTGTGGCATAAATATTACTATGGCAAATAAGTTTACAAGATTTTTAACAGGTGTCGCAAACGGACTTGTGGGTGGCGGTAGAGGTCTCCCCAGCACTTATCAACATGCTTCGAGGCTTTTCATCGACGATACTTTCCGTTTATCGCCTAGGACCAAGTTTAACTATTACGTTAGATTTGAAATCGATCCTACAGCACACAAAGCACTTTCATTCACACAACGTGATGTGCAAGATATCGGACTATTGGTAAAGAATTTACAACTACCATCATACAGTTTTGAGACAGTAACAAAAAATCAGTACAACAGGAAAAAAATAGTTTACAAAATGCTAAACTATGATCCTATTACATTGAGGTTCCACGATGACAGTCATGGTGTAACAAACGCACTTTGGGCAATATATTATGGCTACTATGCTGTTGACAGAAGCCTTCCTGATGCTGCATATAGTGATAACAAGTATACCCCAGCGGATGCAGAATACAATCTCAGTTGGAGATATGGTTTAGACAACCAAATATCAGTGCCCTTCTTTAGAAAGATTCATTTTTACACAATGTCAAGATCTAGATTCCTAGGGTATTCGCTGGTAAACCCCAGAATAACCAAATGGTCTCACAGCGATATGGATTACAGCATTTCATCCGAACCTGCTGAAAACACCATGACATTAGAATACGAAGCGGTTCAGTACAGCGGAGGTAGGGTTTCAGTGGATAATCCCACAGGGTTCGCCACGCTGCACTATGATAATCTACCATCAAGTCTAAGCGTTATCGGTGGCGGTGTATCAAGTTTAACAGGTACGGGCGGCGTATTAGACGGATTAGAAACCGTGTTCGGCGCGGTACAAGACGGTAGTGCATTTGATTCTCCAGAAGGCGCCCTAAGCACCGCAATAAGTGCGATGAATACTTACAATAATCTACAAGGTTTGTCCGCTGGCGATATCGCAGGCGAGGCTATTAATATTCTACAGAATCCAAACAATGCCGCGGAACTGGCTAATACCATAGGCGGCATTGCAGACAGTGTTTTTCCTGGTGTTAGACAAGCCGCAGAAACACAGGCTGTTGAAAAAAAGATCACGGATATCGATCAATCAGGTAGAGTAAGAGGAGGCTTATAATGGCAACAACAAACTTACCTCCAAAGGATCTAAACGATAGTGCATCAGGCACCAAACTTTTTTTTGACAGATACGGAACAGCACCTTTAGAGTTTCTTGCTAGTGAAGTTGATGCTACAGAAGCATTCTTTACAGCTCGGGGGTTTTCAAAACAAGCGGCTTTGGTTTCTGCGTCTGTTATTCTAAAACAAGCAAAACTAGACGGAACTCCAGTTTTCCAAATACTAGACACCATTGCAAACTATCAGTCAGGTGACCTTAGCCTTTTGGTAGCAGAGATTTTAAACAACAATCGTTCTGGTACAAGCACCTTGGGGTTCAAAAACGTTTCTCGATTAACCAACAGATCCAGACAAGTATTCCCATAATGCCAAAGTTTGCCCAAGGAAGATTTACTCCAAAAAATCCTGACAAGTATGTAGGTAAAAAGAGTCCACATGCTAGAAGCAGTTGGGAGTTTGTTTTTATGCGCATGCTGGATCAACACCCCGGTGTTGAATCATGGGCAAGCGAAAGCATACAAATACCCTACAAGGATCCTTTGACTGGAAAGTATACAATCTATGTTCCTGATTTCTTTGTTGTTTACAAAGATAAAACAGGTAAAAAGAAAGCAGAACTGGTAGAAGTAAAACCATCTACACAAACGCTAAGAGAAAAAGTCGGTAAAAGCAGATATAATCAAGAACAATATATCAAGAATCTAGCCAAGTGGGAAGCAGCAAGTGCGTGGTGCAAGCAACAAGGCATAAAGTTTAGGGTGGTAAATGA